AGTCTTGTGCGACTGGTTTAATACACTCACTAAAAGTGTTCGACTCAAGTCACCTGAGTCTATAAAATGCGCATTACGGATTCGTCGGTATCGGATCTGGATCTGTAGGCGCATAAACGCATGGTGGTGGACCAATATAAAAGAACAAACTGAAATCATCAGCTGCAGCCATATGGTGAAAAACTAATGGTTCACCTTCAGAGTTACGCACATACCCCAATTGATACCTATACGTACTCTCGACTTGCCGGTATGACTGTGCTAAATTGAATCTCTTGTTCTGATAATAAGGATTTTCGCATTCTATCGTAGGTTGTACACTGGATGCAGCAAAAATGCCTCCATATCCCATGCTAAGCATTTCTTTAGCAGCAGCATGGGCCAATCTTGAATTGGTTGATGTAGTAGCTTGAATAGAACCAATCTGCTGGGCTGATATAATATTGGAATTGGAAGGTGCTTCACGCATCACTTCAGCTACAGATTGCCCCCAATTTTTAGATCCGTTGGACGCGTATGCAGTAGTAAACTTATGCCGAATGCCCCCACGACGGCCGACATAACCCCACGACATCCATGATAAAAAACTGTCGTTGTTATAATTATAAGGAAGATCCAACGTTGTCCGATGAATACCAAAATCGTCGTGACCACGCAACTTTGGAAACGAAGTACTTTGTCTCTTAAGGATCACATACCCATCTGTTGTTGAAATGGGTGTGCGAAAAGCCTCATAGAGAAAATATCTCTTAAGTAAAGCTCGCATGGAAACAATGCGTTCCCCAAAACACACATCTGCCGAACGGTTTTCAATTTGTGCTGGAGCATTAATGAGTGAGGTGACTTGCGTGCCATCCGGGCGTGAAGGCTGCATAGTCAAATCACCGTCCTGTGGCGCAATCTCCTCCGCTTGATTCTCCAAAGAAAATTCTCTGCGCTGATTCATCATAAAGGTGCGGGGTACATTATCAGAAGGAGCCTGAAACTCTATATCGTCACCGGTACTAATATATACATTAATTTGGACATTATTATCTGCAGTACTATTAGGTACAACTAAATCATTCAACACATATACTCCTAACATTCCATTATAGTGATTATGATCCGTTGGCAGTACGGCATTACCACTGCGCCATACAAGACCATTAGTATTCAGAGCTGGATTCAAGGAATCTTTATAAGGTTTATTTGTTCCCCAACCTACTTCGATGGTAAAATCTCTATCACGTGAAATATCAATAACGCGCGAATAAGTGGAGGTGGGATCAAAACTATCTACATTATGTGGGTCATAAACAACTAACAACCTCCCTCTGTGAAAATTTGACGCCACAATTTGAAACCGATATTTCATTGTACCTCTCCAATATCTGAAACAAGAAGCAACGTGCATACACGGGGGGAAACAGAAAAACTCCTCAGAATTTGCAATATAGGGGTGCCATACATAGGGCGTAACTCCCAATGATGTTAACCGATCACTATAATTGTTAGTTGTATTCCAATTAAATTGATACAACCAGGCTGATTTACCAGCAATATGCGAAATTGCCATCTCATCTACAGATCCTAATCCTACAGTGCGCGGATCTATGGTAATCTCTTGTTTCACATCCGTAGATAATTTGAATGAAGTGTCACACACATTGGTGTTAGCCATGTTGCCCAAAAATTGTGAACGCACCAAAGTGGTGTCGGTGATAACGGGACGACTGTACCCAAACAACTTAAACATTTCAGACATGCCATTTAAAACCATGGAACTAGCTCGGGCATAAGGCATCAAAGTGGGTACTTTGGAAACAACATCCGCAATTTTTGCAGCAGTCGATGCTATAACAGAGGGTTTGGCGTACTCATCTTCTGCTTGATTTTCCAACACTACCGGGCCTGGCCTATAAACCGTTGGCACGTTCAAGACAACATCTTCAGCCCACGCCATTACAGTAATACGTACATCTCCTGCAGCTCCGTTTGCATGCTTTAGTCGTGTAATCTGCAATAAATCAATGTATCCCAACTCATTGTATTCTTTCTCTACTAAATTAACTGCATTATTATAAAAGAAAAATGGCAATGTCATCTCTCCTCCTTGGGACGTGGAAGGGTCTAAGAAAATATGAGGTCGACTGGTAGCGCGTACCAAATCGGCTGTAAAAGCACCTCGCGGTAAGGGCTGTGAACTTAAGCCATGTATGGGAGTGTAACAACATACAGCGCGCCCAAAGTAAAAACTGTTACCGTTGATCAAAAACTTCAAGCGGAGCTTACACCGCAAATTAAAATAATTGCTAATCTTGCGCTGGATGGATGGGTATTCCAAAAATTGCTGCCACGGATTAAATCCGTCAGCAAATGCTGGATCAGTAGTTGCCCACCCACTCTGATGCACGATTACCGGACGACTTAAAAAATCTGCCAAAGTTGCGTCATTTTCTACTCCGACATCAAACGATGGATCAGGTTCTGAAGGAATATTCACGGCCCAAGATTCATCAGCGTCGTGAAACACAATATTTTGTTCTTTGTGCTCAGATTGTGAAACACCAACCGACTCCAATTCAGATTGGTTCTCTAACAAAAAGCACTCACAATACTCATCAGGTTCGTAGCACCATGGACATAACTGCCCACACGCCGTGTCCGCCCCTGAAACGGCGGAACACTTTCTTAATAATCTATCAAAAACAAAATTAAAATTACTAAGCTACATTTATTTATTCATAGAAAATTGTGCTTATCAATCCTCCATATATCTTTTTTAAAATGGCGTCACCCGACCCTGAATAAGGTCATAAAAAGACGATTGTACAAAGCATCAAATGTAAAATATAAAAAGAAAAAACATACATTTGTGTAACCATATATACAATCCCAATTTTCACTGTTTAACTAAAACACCCGTTGAGTTCGGGAAAGAAATGGCATTATAATATTATATTTACAACGAATACTTCTCCTTATGCCGAAGGAGGCATTCTTGGTAACTGAATTCCAATTCCGGTACGAACAATTGATGTGTTTTCGCAACCTCTTGAAGTTCGCTTCGTCTTGACTCATATTTTTCTTCACCATAGAAAAAGAATTCTCTCAAGGCACCTCCAATATTCGAAACGCATTGCTCTCTATTCGTCACACTTTTCGATTTTAAAATGGAATGTAGACTCTTAAAAATGGACATTTCATCCAAGAGTCCTACATACATATGCAAATCATCACTATAACGATTCTTGCGTTTCAAAAAATCTGCCTCTGAATCCGACATAAAAGGTGTTGGTGTCGACTCCTTATCAGGCATAGTGAACACGATATCACTCTGCTGAAGCCAATTAGCAACGGTGACATGATTAAAAAAGGAATTGTTGACATGTACTGATCCTTTAACATCGTCACCGTAAGTGCAAATACTAACATGTTCCCTGAACGTTCGTGGTGGGAACCAACACTTGGCAGATAATGCTTTAAAAGCACTTCGCAATATTAACGAATTGCCAATAGAATTGATATACACAGTTAAATTTTGTCCTGATGGATTCGAACCAAAAAACATAAGCAAATCACCATTGTACGCAACTAAAGGATTTACCACATCGGCCACAATACCTTTCATCACAACAATATCGTCCGATGTGTAATTGCCGCTTTCTTGCGCTAACGTAATCAATACGTCAAAAGCTGCAATGGTAATCTGTGCAGGCAATCTCAAATCATACTTCGAGTAATCACCTGCAAAAATCCTATCTTTCCCATATTTTATCATGGCGCGCGCCAATTGATCCCACTCTGGACCATGGGCATTAACACCAACCCCACACTCTGATTTCAGGGGATATAAAGATAATAGACGTGCCAATGGTAAAAAATACTGCCGTACAAGTAACTGCAAAGCTAGCGGTGCAGCTTGAAAAACTCTGACCTTGTCTTTGCTTGTCTTAGTTGGTTCGTCTTTTAATGTGGCCTTAAAGATGGGGTAAGCTCTTTCTCCTCTGCGATACACTTCCTTGATGCGTTCAGCCTCTTCCCAAAACTGTGCGTCCAACTGTCTACAGTTCTGATGTGTCTCTGTTTGTACGGGTTTTGTAAGATATATGTCCTTCGGACCAGCCAACGGAAAACCAACAGAGGTGTTCGCTTTAAGCGCATCAATGAAGCGCAATCCATCAATACCGTTAACATTTTCGTCGGATGTTAACGGTCGTAACCAAGTGTAAGCGTTTTTGTTTACAATGTCGAGCAACGGGCTAATATAATCTTGTACAGCCCAATTAATCAACTCCAAATCAAACCCTAACGTTGGATTGGACAATGGTACAAGTGATGTTTGCCACGGTTTCCATCGTTGGGGCCCGAATTTCGGGCTTCCCCACATATTGGGAACACCCATTACTTTGGTTACCGTTTGAGATATTTCTGTCTCTTCTACTTGTGACACTGGAGTGACACGACCAATGGTCTCACCAAGGAATTCTAAACTGGATCCCTCAGGCAAATAATTCACTGGGCTTTTAGCATGCAAGACCTCCGACACCTTAATGTTTACGCCATATTGGTTTGCAAGTATACTGCCTGCACTTGGAACAGATAAAACGCCCGGTTTCGCTTCCAAATAGTCTATGGCCAACATGATTGATTCCGAATTTAAAGCACATGCACCACCTATTTTATTTCTGCCTCCAACATGGAATCCCAATATACACTTTTGTACACTACGACTCACCAAAATGCTGCCACATAGTCCTTTAAAAGTATCTTCACCCAGCTGGTATAAATAACCCGGAAATTTTCCCTCCATATTTTGTACTGCGTTTTCATCACAATACATAGTGGCAAATTTCTTAATTTCTCCTTCTTTGGTGCGATACAACAATACTCCTTCACGTGATCCCTTACTACGTCCCAGAAATTTTGTGACGTCCCGAAAAGATGGACTCCCAGGCACGTACACAATAGCCATATCTGAATTAGCTATTGGACAAATGGCAGCTCCTGAAATACGCGTTTTAAAAACTGATCCGTTTTTATCTACGCGCCTTCTACAATGTAGTGTCACACTCCCATTTCTAATATTTTTAACCAAATGCAACGGCAGCAGCATAAACATACTTTTGATGTAAAAACCATTACACACTGCTTTTCGGTCTCCAAAGTCCAAGGTGACTGT